TCAGGCCGCGATATCGGCAATCTCGCCGTATTGGCACAGAACACGCGGACTGCTCATATCGCCGCTTTCCATGTCCACCATCACCGCATAAGCAGCCACGCCAACGAACCTCTCTGCCATCGCACCGGCAAGTCGTTCTGCTGCTGCCGAGTTGGAGGCTTGACGCATTTCGCCGGGAGCAATGTTCCCGCGTACTTTCTTAAATGGCATAACGATAAATTTTTCACACAAAGACATCGGCAAATCCTTTCTTTTTTAAACCGATGTTCTCATTTTGTTCTCACAGGTTGTAAAGTCAATTAGAGATTTACGGGGGCCGGGGCGGGGAGTGTGGATATAGGTCACTGCCGGGCTTAGGAGCGCGCCGAAATCGACCCCGTGCGACCTGTGGACAACCGGTGGATTATCGGACCGGCATGGGGGCATGCCCCGTGAACATGATGCGTCCGCCGACGCGCAATTCGTCAATGCGATCGGCCGTAAATTCCTCCGGCGGATACCCGGCGGCCATATTGTCGGAGGTCAGAAATAGCTTGCCGTCCAAGGACCATCGAGCGCGTTTCACCAAAGCTCGATCCATCACGTTGAAATGATAAATTCGGCCGTCGTCGACTTCAGTCTTTGAGGCGTCGGCGATTAGCAGCGCGCCGTCCGGTATCGTCGGCCACATTGAATCGCCGCGAGCTTCCAAGATGTAGCAGTAGTCAGGGTTTGCACCGAGGTTCCGCAGGAAGTCGCGAGCGAACGCGACTTCCCCGATCGGCATCTCATTTACGGGCACCAGGCCCCGACCTGCAGAGGCTCGCGCATCGAACCTGGGCAGCCGCACGATGTTCTCGTTCGTCTCCGCTGGCAGATTTTTGCTAGATGCGTCACCTCGGCTGTCCTCGCCCATCAACCAGGCGACAGAGACGCCCGTCGCCTGAGCGATCTCGATGACGGTGGATGCTTTAGGCTCGCTTTTTTCCGACACGTAGTCGGACAGCGTTCGCCTGCTCACACCCGAAAGTTCGGCTTCCAGTTTATCCAAACCGCCAATAAGTCCAGCGGCTTCGCGGATCCTCGCGCCCAAATCGCCCATGCTTTCCCGCAGATTTCTGCGTGACATGCAGAAATCTGCTTGTCACCTGGCAGAAAATTGCTATCCTCTCCATAAATACGGACCAAATCACCCATGAAAAGGGAGGCCGGCCAGGGCCTCCCTCATCAAATCGAGGATCCACTATGCACCGGCCCCAGCAGGCGGACAAGAAGACCCGAAAGGCGATCGACAAGATTGCTGAGGTGACAGCGATCAAAGGTCGGCTTTTCACAGCCGGCCTTGCTCTTCTTGATATCGATCGCACCTATCAGCTCCCGCGTGGAACGGCTGGAACGACGCTCCGGGAGCCGAATGCGGCTGGGGAGAGGGCGATTGCTGCAGCTCTCGGTACAAGGCCACATCTGTTGTGGCGGTCGCGTTACCACGCCTCCGGTCTGCGGAAATCCCCTCAACCCCGCGAGAACTATGAGCGTCCGGCCACGATGGCACAACGCCAAAACGGCACGGCGGCGTAGACATGCGCAATCCCTTCATTCCCTCACGCTCTCCGGTTTGCGAGCTTGCAAATCTGGTCCTGATTTTCGGCGTGACATTCGCAGGCCTCACGGCGGCGGTCGCGGCTCTCGTTGCGAGTGTCATGCCATGACCCTTAACGTATTTGACCAGAACGCGCTCTATGACGCGCACCTTCACGCCTGTTTTGCTGCAGTGCGCGAGGGCTTTCCACATCTCGCAGTTGGCGAAATCGTCGAGCCTCCGCACGACTGGTTCGATGCGGCCCTCGCGCGCCAGGTCGTCATGCACCTGATGGTGACGGAATTGAAGTGGCCGAAGCGGCGCGTCGTCGAAGCCGAGAACCGTTCTCGGGAGGCGATCAACAGGGCGCTCCGCACGATCGATACCCGCCTCGGCAGTCTGCGTTTTGCCGCTCACTACAAGACGATGGCACTGCGTGCCCGCGCGCTCATCACCCTTCAAACCACGGCAGAAGAAGAAGTCGCATAATGGCTGAGTTTAAGCGCATCCTGATTTCAGACATCGTCATTCCAGAGCGGCTGCGCGCTGTCGAAGAAGAGCATGCGATCGCGATTGCTCAGAGCATCGTCGAGCACGGCTTGATCAACCCCATTACCGTTCGCAGCACGCCCAACGCCAAGGGCGGCAAATATACTCTTGTTGCCGGCGCCCACCGCATACGGGCAGAGCAGATCAATGAAGAGCCCGAAATCGACGCGATGATCGTCGAGGGCGACAAGGCCGAAGCCCAGCTCATCGAAATCACGGAAAACCTCTTTCGCAACGATCTCTCGGTCATGGATCGCGCGATTTTTGTTCAGTCGTACCGTGATATTTGGGAGAAGGCGCACGGCAAGATCGCGTCAGGCCGGCCGGGAAATAGGGCCAACTTGGCCCAATTATTCGGGGACGAGACAGAGGCAGGAAGCTTCTCCCAACACGTCGCTGACCGAATGGGTCTATCCAAGAGAGCCGTTAAGCGGCTCTCACAGATCTCGCAGAACCTCCACGCTGACGTCCGCGCTGCTGTCCGAGGGACGCCGGTTGCGGATAATCAGTCGGCGTTGCTGAAGATCGCGAAGATGGAGCCGCAGAAGCAGCGGCAGACGGCGATTGCCTTCCGCACCGAGCGGGATCTGAAAAAGGCTCTCGCACTCGTCGAGCCGGCACCGCAGCTGTCGAAAGCGCAGGTCGAGCAGGCAACGCTTCTCTCTCGCCTCGTCACAGCCTGGGAAGACGCCAGCGAAGAGACGCGCAGCCAGTTCCTGAGCCATATCGGCCTGGGCGACGAGCCAGACACTCTAATGGCAGAAATCCGTAGCGAGGCCGGCGATGAGTAAGCATCCCGCCCAGCTGGACTTCTTCCTGCAGCCGCTTTTCCCCGTTCGTCAGGCCGCAGTCACGATCGACATCGAGCGGTTTCGGGCAAAGCTGAAGCGAGCGATGGCGCAGGCGATCAGGGAATGCCCGCACAGCCGTGAAGTCGTCGCAGCTCGCATGGCTCAATATCTCGGTCTGCCGAACCTCTCCAAGGCGACGCTCGATGCCTACACGGCGGAGAGCAAGCTTTCCCACGACATCAGCCTCGTCCGTTTCAAGGCTTTCGTACGCGCAACCGGCGCTCTCTGGCTTTGGGACATGATCGTCTCCGAGGACGGGCTGATCATGCTTGAGGGCGACGAAGCAAGGCTGGCGGAGATCGCCCGACTTCAACAGGAGCAACGAGCGCTCGCCCAGGAGCTGAAGGCACTCCGATCCACTCCCATCAACATCAAAAGACGCGGACGATAAGCGTGAAGCAGTTCTACACCATAGCCGAGCTGATCGCGGCCAACCTGCCGGACCTTCCGCGTACGGAGAAGAGCCTCGACAACCTTGCCCGCGCGAAGTGGCGCGGGAACGAGGCCACTGCTCGGCGGGTGAAGGGCAAGACGAAGCCGGTTTGGGAGTATCACGTTTCACTTCTGCCGCTGGCGGCGCAAACGCGCTTGCTGATCGTGCATTCTGCTCCAGCAAACGATGACAAGGATCTGAAGGCACAGGAAAAGAAGGCTCTCTGGCAGAGGTACGAGGCGCTGCCGGCGCACCAGAAAACCATCTGTGAAACCCGTTTGAGAACCCTTCAAATGGCCGATGAGCTTGAGCGCGCCGGCATGTCTGCCAAGGCTGCCGTTCTCATGGCTTGCAATAAGGGTGGTGTCGAAAAGTCAGCACTCTACGAGTGGCGCCGGATGGTCGAGGGCATCGACCGCCAGGACTGGCTCGCTGCGCTGGCGCCGAACTATACCAGTGAGCGGAGCCGCGCGGAGTGCCATCCGAAGGCGTGGGAATATCTGACGTCGGATTATCTCCGCGCCGAAGCGCCAAAATTCTCCACCTGCTATCGCCGCATGGTCAAGGTTGCTGAAAAGCAAGGATGGTCGCCGATACCGCACGAGCGGTCTCTTCGACGACGCCTCGACGCTGAAGTCTCTGCAGCGGTCCAGCACCTTGCGCGCAAGGGCAAGGAAAAGTCGAAAGGCCTCTATCCCGCCCAGCGGCGCACCCGGTCGCACCTGCACGCGATGCAGATGGTCAACATGGACGGCCACAAACTGGACGTCTTCGTTTCGGTGCCGTGGTCGGAACAGCCGGTCCGCATGTTCCTGCTCGGCATCCAAGACCTCTATTCCGGCAAAATCGTCGCTTGGCGGATCTCCGATAGCGAAAACAAGGAAACGGTCCGCCTCGTCATCGGCGACATGGTCGAGCGCTTCGGCATTCCCGATCGCATCTATCTCGACAACGGCCGGTCCTTTGCCTCAAAATGGATCTCCGGCGGCGCCGCGACCCGCTATCGCTTCAAGGTGCGCCAGGAAGATCCGGAAGGCTTGCTCGTCACGCTCGGCATCGAGCCGCGCTGGACCAATCCATATTCCGGCCAGTCGAAGCCGATCGAGCGCGCCTGGGGAGATTTGGCGGAGAACATCTCCAAGCATCCCTATTGCGCCGGCGCCTACACCGGCAACAAGCCGGACGCCAAGCCCGAGAACTACGGAAGCCGAGCTGTCCCTCTCGAAGGTTTCCGAGCGCATGTCGCCCGCGAAATCGCCGAGCACAACGCGCGCTCTGGCCGCAAGTCCCAGACTTGCAAAGGCCGCAGCTTCGACGAGACGTTCCAGGCGAGCATCGACGGCGGTGCTATCGTGCGGTGGCCTACAGCTGCTCAGCGAGCACTCTGGCTGCTGGCCTCGGAAGCAATCCGGGCACAGAAGGGCAGTGGGGAGATCCACTATCACGGCAACCGCTACTGGAGCCGTGAGCTGAACCAGTACGCCGGGCAGAAGGTGACGATCCGGTTCGATCCCGACAACCTGCACGGCTCGATCCGCGTCTACGACCTGAAGAACACTTTGATTTGCGAAGCGCCCTGCATCGCCGACGCTGGCTTCGATGATCAGGACGCGGCTCGCCAGCACGCCCGCAAGCGCCGTGATTACCAGAAGGCCGTTGCCGCTGAGAAGGCCGCGATCGCAGCTCTGACGGCGGGGCAGCTTGCTGATCTCCTGGCCAAAGGCGAGCCCGCAATGCCGCAGCCTGAAGAGCCGATCCGCCCGAAAATCACCCGCCTGTCGACCGGCAATCTGGCGCTGAAGCAGCAGCCGGCCGGCGATGACGGCGCGTTCGAAGACCGTTTCTCCCGCGCCTTGTCCCGAGTGTCGGGCGAGAACGCGGTCATCCAATTCCCGCAGGGGGATCGGTCGGGAAAGTAGTGCGTCCGACTGGAATGGCAGAGCCGAAATGTAGTGCGTCCGGTTCCGACAAAAAAATAGGGCGGGGTTCAACCCCGCCCGCCAAATCAGCCCTCAAAGGGCAAGACAAAGGAACCATAGTATGAACAAACACGTCGACACAAGTAGGATGACAGGCTGGGAACAGCCCGAACCCTCGATCGACTTTCTTTCCAAGCATATCGATGACATCGACGACTGGCGCGCGATCCGGGAGCAGGTCGCGGAGTTGGCAATCGCCAACTCGTGGAGCAAGGCAGAAGTTACCCGTCGCAGCGCCATGAAGGAGGGCACTTTTAGCCAGTGGTTCTCGGGAACCTACCTCGGCAGGCTCGAAAACATGAACCGGCAAATGCGCCAGTGGGTGGATGCGGTGGTGGAAGCCGCCGGCATGCCGGCCATTCCGACATCGCCGGCATTCGTGAAGACGCGCATCGCCTCGGAAATTGCCCAGACGCTCCAGTGGGCGCAAATGACAGCCGATCTAGTGATGATCACGGTCGGCGCCGGCTTCGGCAAAACCGCCACCTGCCGGCACTATCGGGCCACCCATCCGCATACCTTCCATGCGACGGTCAGCCCCCACACTCGGACGGTTCACGGAATGCTCGTCGAACTGGCGGCGGAGCTGGAGGTTCATGAGAACAATCCGGCCAAGCTCACCCGCGCGATCGGCGCCAGACTGCAGCGCATCGGTGGCGGCTCGCTGCTCATCATCGACGAAGCGCAGAACCTCGTTGACGACGCCATCAACCAGCTCCGGCACTTCTCCGACATCTACCAATGCGGCATTGCCCTCGTCGGCAACGAAGAGGTCTATTCCCGCTTTGCCAAGCAGGCGGCTGGAAAGTCCTATGCGCAGTTGAAGCGCCGCATCGGCAAGCACCTGAAGCGGCAAAAGCCGTATGCCGAAGACGTTGCCGCCTACATCAGGGCTTGGGACGTTACCGACCTGGACAGCGTCAAGCTGTTGACCGGGATCGGCATGAAGGGCGGCGCGCTCGGCCAGATCGACAAGACCATGAAGCTCGCCAGCATGATTGCGCTCGCCGACGATCGTGCCGTTACCCTCAAGGATATCCAGGACGCCTGGAAGAACCGCGACGTGGAGGATCTCGGATGAGCGCCGCTCTGATCCTCAGCACCGAGATTGCCAGTGCGCGGACGCGCTTTGACGGGCTGGTTTCTCCAGAGCGCTCCAAAGACGCCGACGTCGTCGCGTTTCGCAAGCACCTCCAGATCCTCGGCAAGCTTGCTCAAAGCCTCGAACGCGAAGTGCAGATCTACCGGCTTTGCGAAGCCGGCAAGACGGGTAGGGAGGTTGTCGAGCAACTCGCCGCCGAGGCCGCTGCCACCTTTGTTTTGAACAGCGACGGAAACGTCATCAGACCGGATTTCGGGAGAAAGTCATGAGCTGCGTTTTGCCATCCACATACCTCGTCGAAATCCGCGACGAGCTGAAGCCCTGCATCCACGGCGGCCGGTTCTTCACGAGCGAGGACGTCGGGAACCTCGTTCGTCGCTTGAATACGGCGATCTCGCTCGCAGAGGAAATCGAAGAGGAGAAGGCTTCGCTTGAGCGGCGGGAGCGGCTTTTCACGGGCCACAGCCGTCCCGCCTTAGTCGGGCCGAACGTCGTCGCCTTTCCGGGCGGTCCACCTGCAACGGGTGGCCGCGCGTAGCGGTCATCATCCCAAAGAAATCAAATCATCAAGGTCGCTGAAATGGAAAGCGTAATAATTGAACAGCAGTCCCGTGCCGAAGCTGCAGCGGGCATCACGGTCGTAAACGGCAGGGGTTACATGAGCGACGCTAAGGGCAGCCTCGTGCCCATCGAGAACGTGAAGCCCGAACACAAGCTCGAAGACGAAGTCGTGCGCAAGATCATCGTTTTTGCTGAGGAGCTATCGGCGCAGATTGAGCGCTTTCGAGGTCATACCATGACAGACCTCGGTGAGTTCGACGCTCTCCTTGCCCAGGAATACGGCTCGAAGATTGGCGGTGCCAAGGGCAATCGAACCTATCAGAGCTTCGATGGCCTCATGAAGGTCCAGGTGGCGATTTCGGACTATGTAGATTTCGGCCCGCAGCTGCAGATCGCCAAAAAGCTACTCGACGAATGCCTCATGGAATGGTCTGCCGACAGTCGTCCGGAGATCCGCGCAGTTATAACTAAGGCTTTCAGCACGGAGAAAGAAGGACAGGTTAACCGGTCTGAAATCTTCATGTTGCTGCGGCTCGATATTCCAGACCCGCGCTGGCAAGACGCCATGCGCGCGATCCGAGAAGCGATGCGGATCACGGGCTCCAAGGAATATGTGCGCTTCTACAAGCGCAACTCCATCGACGAGAAGTGGCGGAACATCACCATCGATCTCGCGAAAGTCTGAGGTAGGCCATGTCTCAGCAATTCTCGGCAAGGTCTGTCCAGGGTCTTATGGCAAATGATCCGATCTCACAGATGAACGTCATAGGTTTGACCCAGACGTTCGAGAAGACCGCACAACTCGCCCACTTCCTTCTCGGCGTTTTCCAACAGATAAGGCAGTCTGATGCGCGAATGACGGATTTTCTTTATCATAGCCTCGTGCGAGGGAGGGTCTGCAATCTCGTCAATGGAGGCCCACTCCACGCGCTCCCCCAGCTCTCGGGCAATCATATCGACGCTGGCGATTTTACCAGCCAAAAAACCGCCCCAGAGACCCTTTGCTTCGAGCCAATCCGGCCTCAGCATCACTTCAGCAATCCTAATGCAGCATGCAGCGGTGAGTTTAAGTCCTCGCTTGAATTCATCCTCTTTTCGAAACACGTCGTGCGTAACGAGGTAATGCAGGCGAGAATGTACTGCCTTAAGCTGACTGAGTTGTGGGTACAGCATTCGCTCGATCCGAAGCGAGTCGGTGCGCAGCTCCAATCGCCGAAACTGCTCGTGCCTGCGCTCTGCCGCTTCATCTGTTCTGCGCATTTGCTGTATCGTCAGGTAAGCGGCAGCCACAGCAAAAGCGCCTGTGATCAGGGTCTGAAAGTCGTAGATGGTGTCACGCCACGGATCACCTGGGACAGTGTCTTTCACTTCTCGCGCTTTGCCGAAAATTATCGGCAGCGTAAGCCCAACGGCAAGCGCGATCGCAAGCGCTCGACCGACCTTCTCCCTGTTGTTCACGCCGTTCGTCCTCCGTCACTGATCCAGAGTGCATGGCACAACCCGTCGACGCACGCTAGGGTAGGAGCTTCGGAATGATGTCCTCGATTGCCGCGCTCCATGTAGCCAAAAAGCAGCTGGGTCTCGACGACGACACCTACCGTGCCAAACTTGCTCGGATCACGGGTAAGCAGTCGGCCAAGGATATGACCGAAGCCGAGCGGCAAGAGGTCCTCATCATTTTTCGCAACGAAGGTTACGCGCCGGCTCCAGCAGCTCGCCGCGCCGACGGCCGGCAGAAGCTCACCGGCAAATATGCCAAGAAGCTCCAGGCACTCTGGATCGCCGCCTGGAACCTTGGCATCGTCGGCGAGCGTGATGACGCCGCGCTGATCGCGTTCGTCAAGCGCCAGACCGGTATCGAGCATACGCGCTTTCTCGTCCATGCCGATGATGCCAGTCGTGCGATCGAGGCGCTGAAAAGCTGGATAAGGCGTGAGGCCGGCGTCTCCTACGGAAACACCAACGGCCATGATTGGCTTTCTGCCGATGGTGCCAAGGTCGCCTGGGCGCAGTGGAAGATCCTGACGCCTGGCGCGGGCCTGATGGTTCGGAAGGGCTTTGATCAGGAAGTTTGCCGCCTCACCGGTGCAGCGCTTCTTCAGGAAGTGAAGGGTACGGGCTGGCAGGCTGTCATGAACCACTTTGGCCAGCAGATCCGTCAACGTCGCACGGAGCCCGAAACCTGATGGACGCGCAGCTTCCACACCTCACCTGGGAAAAGCAGGCGGAACATTTCCGCCTCCAGGAGAGCCGTGAGGAGCTGCTCGTCCGAATTTCAAAGCTGCGGCCGCACGCGCACAAGCGCATCGCCCTGGAGGAGCGCGTCCGGCAAATCACGCTTCGGCAGATGGAAATCGAGAACGAACTGCACGATCGGACGAGGGCGCTAAGCCGATGATCGAGATCCCCGAAAATCTCCAGCCTTACGTCGATGCGATCGGCGAGGATCTCACGCTCAAGTTCATCATGCGGTTCGGCGGTTCACCAGTTTATCTGTCGCCAGATCCGAAGAGCGACAGCGACGTCGTCGAGGTGATTGGCGCCGATGGCATGAAGGCTCTTGCTAAGTTGTTCGGACGTGGTCAGATTGGCCGCGTTCCAATCGCTCGTGAATGGACGGTTCGAAAGCTCAGAGCTGGGGGCATGTCCGTCCTGGCAATCGCTCGCGAGCTACGGGTAGCGGACGAAACAGTCCGGCGCATCTTGAATGATCGCGACGGCCGCGACCGTCAGGCCTCCTTCTCTTTCTGATGTAACCCCACGCTCTTGGGGCGACCCATGCCACCCCCCAATCGATAGATTGAGCCCCACGCTAATGGGGCTTTTAATAATGACATTCGACGCGTGGCTTATCAGCCGCCTCCGCGCTCACGGGGCATATTCCGGCGTTTCTGACGGCGCATACGGGCGTTCCGTAGTCGAGGCTCTAAAGAGACTCCAACAGGCCGAGGGCTTGAAGGTCACGGGCCTGGCCGACGAAGACACCGTTGCGGTGCTCCGCCAGACCGGCAACTCGCGCGATCTCTTTGGCAATGATCCGACAGCTCCCGCAATCCCGGCCGAACCCTCTTGGATGCGCGAAGCCCGCCGTCTCCTCGGCATCCGAGAAGTTACCGGCCCGAAATCCAATCCCATCATTATGTCCTGGGCGAAGGCTCTCGGCGGCTGGGTCGCTTCCTTCTACAAGGATGACGATACCGCATGGTGCGGCCTGTTCATGGCGCATTGCTTCGGGCTGACCCTGCCTGGCGAGCCACTTCCGTCCAATCCACTCTCCGCCCTGGCATGGGCACAGTTTGGCGAGGGGCTGCGCGAGCCGGCACTCGGCGCGCTGCTCGTCTTCAGCCGCCAGGGCGGCGGTCACGTCGGCCTCTATGTCGGAGAGGACACCGACAGCTATCACGTCCTCGGCGGAAACCAGAGCAATTCCGTCTCGATCACGCGGGTAGCAAAGGCTCGTTGTGTGGCGATCCGCTGGCCGAGGACGGGCGAGCGCGCAGTTGCTGGTCGCATCCGGCTTCAGCCGAATGGCGAGGTCTCCCACAATGAAGCCTAATCACCGCTCTTTGAAGCCGAGCTATACGCTCACGCGCCGGCAGCTCTGGGCGTCCTTCTGGCTGGCATGGCTTGCCAACACGTTCATCCTGATCGGCGCGATCGTCTACCATTCGCCGGAGGCGGTGGCGCTGGCGCCGGTCATTACGCCGAGCACCTTCCTCCTCATCGCCGGCATGCTCGGCATTCATCGCATCACCGGCGCCCAGGATTTTCGCGCCGCTGCAGAAATGGCTTCGACCGTAGCGCCGAAGGACGAGCCGAGCGCGTCCGGAGAAGTGCAATGAGTAGGCTGCTTTCGAAGCCGGCAGCTGTCCTCATTGGTGCGACGATCCTCATGATCGTCGCGCTGCTCGTCGGACTTCTCGGAGTTCGCGAGATCCGGGGCATGATCGACGATGCGGTCGCGCTGAAGGGCAGGGAGCGGGACAGCTTTTGGACTGCCAAAATCGAGAAGTCGAACGCTGACCTCAACAAGCGAGCTGCCGACCAGGCCGCTGCAATCATCAAGATCCAATCGGACATGGCCGACAAGAACCGTGCCGATCAAATCGCGCTCCACAATTTGAGGGAACAGAATGCGCTTCTTCCACATGGCAACGACTGTGGCCTTAGCGGCGATCGTGTCGGCCTGCTCCCCGACTGATCAAGAGCGGCCAGTCGTAACGATTGCGGCAAGCCCTGCCAAAATTCCTGTTCCCGACGAATGGCGCCAACCATGCGAGACCGCGCCTAAGCCGGAGGTGAATCCGGCCACGGGTAAGGCGCCTGAAGACAAGGTTTTTGACATGAGTTCTGCCGATCGCTTCGAAATCCGGTCGTGCAACCGGCGCCGCGCTGCCGCTGTGGCCGCGATCGACGCCCACAATGGAGTGGCGCCGCGATGACTGTTGAAGACGCAAAATCCTGGCTCACCCTGGCGCTCTCCATCATCGCGATCCTCGGCTACGCCAAGACGTGGTTTTCGTCGGGCGAAAAGCAGCTCGACAAGCGCGTCTCCGACATCGAGGCGGAAACCGACAGTCTGGGCCGGCGCGTCCAGTCGATTGAGGGCGAGATGCGCCACATGCCGACAAAGGACCAGGTCAACGACCTGAAGCTAGCGATAAGCGAACTCAACGGCGCCGTCGGCACCATGAAGGAAACAGTGGCCAGCGTGCAGCGGACGGTGCACCGCATCGACGACTGGCTGAGAGAAGATAGCAAGGTTGGATAATGGTCTCCTTTGAAGAACATTCGGCGCGGGACGCTCGCCTCGTCATCCTTCGCGGTCTGAACGACCAGACTGATGGCCGCATGAACGAAGCGCTGCTGACCCAGCTGCTGCTCACCTTCGGTCACAACCGCAGCCGCGAATATGTCCGGACCCAGCTCAACAAGCTGAAGGAACTGGACGCGGTCACCGTCGTCCAGGCCGGCACGGTCATGATCGCCAGCATTACGCGGGCGGGCATCGATCATGTCGAGCGTCGCTCGATCATCGAAGGCATCGCACGCCCTTCACCGGAGGAATGACATGGGACGCAGTCGCCTGTCTGGCATCGAGCTTCTGCCGGAAGAGTGCTCCGAAATTGTCGCCTGGGCAGCGCGAGAGCTGCAAGACCGGGACCGCACACAGACGGATATCTATTCGGAGTTCGTCGGTAAGATGGAAGCGCTTCAGCGGGAGTTTCGCGGCGAGCTGGACTTCCGCATTCCGAGCTTTTCGGCCTTCAATCGCTACAGCATCAAACTCGCGACACTGTCCAGCCGTCTCAACCAGACGCGCGAGATCGCCGCGACGATCGCCGAGAAATTCGATGCGAAGGCTTCCGACAATCTCACCCTGATCGCTGCGGAGGCGATAAAGACGCTCGTCTTCGAGCTTCTCACCAATGCCGGTGAAGCGGGGCTCGATCCCAAGGGCGCCATGTCTCTGGCAAATGCCTTGCGATCGGCAACACAGGCCCAGGGCGTATCGTTCGCTACCCGTCAGAAGGCCGAGGCCGAATTTGCCGCCAAGGCCAAGGAGGCCGTCCAGGCGGTTGCCAAGGTTAGGGGCCTCACAGAGGCCGGCGCCAACGAGATCCTTGATCGCATCCTGGGCGTCACGAAATGACGACGCTTCCGACAAAAGAGGAATGGGCCGAGCTGCGACGACTGTCGAGCGACACGGTCCTCGATCTCGTCCAGCAGCACGGCGAACGGCGCGCGCTGCTGGGCTATCAGCGGCGGACGATCGCGCTTCTTGAAAGTGCCGGCTGCCGTGTCCTCTTCATAGAGAAGAGCCGGCGCATCGGTCTGACCTGGGGATTCGCCTCTTACGCCGTCCTGCGAGCCGGTCGCGCCAAACAGGCCGGGGGCATGGACGTGATGTATATCTCCTATTCCCAGGAGATGACGCGCGAGTTCATCGACGCATGCGCCATGTGGGCGCGGGCTTTCTCCAGCGCCGCCTTCGAAATGGAGGAGTTCCTTTTCGACGATGGCGATGACGAGGGGCAGCGGTCGATTCAGGCATTCCGAATCCGGTTTGCGTCCGGCTTCGAAATCATCGGCCTGTCGTCGGCGCCGCGATCGCTGCGCGGTAAGCAGGGTGTCGTCATGATCGACGAGGCCGCCTTCGTCGATAATCTTAAGGAGCTTTTGAAAGCTGCCCTGGCATTCCTGATGTGGGGCGGCCAGGTCGTTGTCTGCTCGACCCACAACGGGACTGAAAACGAGTTCAATCTGCAGATCCAGGACATCCTTGGCGGCCGGTCGAACTATCAGCATCTGCGCATCGATTTCGACCAGGCGCTTCAGGAGGGCCTTTACGAGCGCATCTGCCTCGTGACAGGCAAGCAGTGGACGCCGGAAGCGGAAGCCGAGTGGCGGCAGGAAATCATCAAGTTCTACGGCGATGGCGCCGACGAGGAACTGTTCTGCATCCCGACGATGGGCAACGGTGCCTGGCTGACGGGACCGCTCATCGAAGCGCGCATGACCTCGGATGCAGCGGTCCTGACACTGGAGCTGCCGCCGAACTATCTGCAGCTCAGCAAGCTCGCTCAACAGGCGTTGATGGAGCCGTTCCTGGAACAGCTTCATGAGGCACTGGCGACGCTCAATCCGTTACACCTTCATGCCCTTGGTTTCGACTTCGCGCGCGTCTCCGACCTTTCTGTTGCCACGTTGCTGGCGATCACGCTCGACATGCAGCGCCGCAGCGCGCTCACCGTCGAAATGCGAAACGTCCCCGGTGATGAGCAGAAGCTAATCATCCGCACCATCCTGAGATCGGCCAAGCGCTTGGTTGGCGCCGCCTTTGACGCGACTGGCATGGGCTGGACGGTTGCCGAAGACATGGGGCGTGACTTCGGGCTGCGCACGCCGGAACAACCGGCCGGCCTCATCGAGGCAATCAAGTTCACTTCTAATTCGGATTGGTACCGCACCGAAATGCCGCCGCTGAAAGTGGCGTTTGAGGACGGTGCGATCTCGATCTCGAAGAACGCCGAACATATGTCGGACCTTCGTCTCGTGAAGGTCATCCGGGGCATTCCTCGTATTCCTGACCTCAGGACGGGCGCAGAAAGCAAGAAGCGCCATGGCGACTATGCGGTGGCACTGGCGCTTGCCTATTACGCGAGCCGCATGCAGTGGGCCGAATTCTCCTACACGCCCGCGCCGCCGGCGCCTTCGAAATTCGACACTCCCAATACCGATCGTGACGACGGAGCGCCTTATAGGCTCGCGTCCATGCGTCGATCGAAAGGACTTTATTGATGGCTCCGCAGCTCCTCGACCAGTATGGCAATCCGATCAGCACCGCAGCCCTGAAGAAGGAGCAGGCCGCTCCGACCATGGCAGGGGTGCGGCGGCCGAACACGGAACACCAAGCGGGTGGCTTGACGCCTGGGAAGCTCGCCCGGCTTTTGCGGTCGAGCGTCAATGGAGATCCGGAAGCCTATCTCGCACTTGCCGAGGATATGGAGGAGCGCGATCTGCATTATGCCGGTGTGCTGGGCAGTCGTAAGCTCCAGGTGGCCGGTCTCGAAATCACCGTTGAAGAGGCCAGCGAGGCGCCCGAAGACGTCGAGAACGCCGAGCTGATCCGGCAGTTCATCAAGCGCGATGCCTTCGAAACCGAGCTGATCGACATTCTCGATGCGATCGGGAAGGGCTTCTCATGCACCGAGATCATGTGGGACACCTCGGAAAAGCAGTGGGAACCGTCTGCCCTAAAATGGCGAGATCCGCGCTGGTTCCGGTTTGCCGACGAAGACGGCGAAACGCCATTGCTGCGCGATCCCTCAGGCGACCAGCCGCTCGCACCGTTCAAATGGGTCTTCCACCAGGCAAAGGTGAAGTCAGGTCTTCCAATCCGTGGCGGCATTGCCCGCGCGGTCTGCTGGACGTTTCTGTTCAAGAGCTTTGCCGGCAAGGATTGGGCGATCTTCTGTGAGGCCTACGGCCAGCCGCTGCGCCTTGGCAAATACGGACCGGGCGCCAGCGAGGGTGACAAGGCGATCCTCTTGCAGGCGGTGGCAAACATTGGTGTTGATTATTCCGCGATCGTGCCTGCGAGCATGGCCGTCGAGTTCGTCAAAGCCGACATCTCCGGATCGCACGAGCTTTACGAGAAGCGGTCGGACTGGCTTGATCGTCAGGTTTCGAAGCTGGTGCTCGGCCAGACCGGCACGACCGATATGAGTGGGTCGAGCGGCTATGCGCAGGCAAAGGTCCACGACGGCGTCAAGGCTGACATTGAGCGGTCGGATGCCAAGCAGCTCGCGGCAACGCTCAATCGCGACCTGGTCAAACCCTACATCGATCTCAACAAGGGGCCTCAGAAGAAATATCCGCTGATCAAGATCGGTCGCCCGGAGGCGATCGATCTCGACAAGTGGATGGGCAACGTCAAGACCTTCGTCGACATGGGCGGCAAGGTCGGGCAGGGGATAGTCCGCAGTAAGCTCGGTGTGGCCGAGCCGAAGCCCGACGAAGAGCTGCTGGTTGCTGCCAGAACGCCGGCGCCGCAACCCGGCGAGGGGGCGGATGATATCGAGCCGTCCGGAAAGCGGAAGCCTGTCGGCGTTGCGGCCCATCGCGCAGCACCTATCACGCCTCCAGCCGACGCCATCGACCGCTCGATCGAGACCATGATCGAGGACGATGGTTGGACGGTCGCGCCGATGATCGAGGGACTGGAGGAGAAGCTCGCGAACGTCACCGGCCTCGATGACGCCCGCCGTATCCTGGCCGACCATTTCCGCCAGATGAATGTTGACGCTCTCGCCGAGAAGCTTGCCCAGGCTGTCTTCGCCGCCCGGCTCGCCGGGATCGGCAACGACCCTTTGAGCGATGAGGCTTGATCTTGGTTGTCGAGCTGAAGCCGCTGGCGCCCGCCGATGCGATTGCGGCCTTTGAACGCCGCAAGCCAAACCTGGTCGATACGTTCTCCTGGCAGGATGCCTGGCAGGAGGATCACGCGACAATGTTCACGGTCGCGAAGTCCGCCGGCTTCGATATCCTGGCCGACATTTCAGACGCCCTTGAAAAGGCTTTGAAGGAAGGTCGAACCGTCCGCGAGTTCTCGCGTGATTTGAAGCCGTTGCTCCAGGCGAAAGGGTGGTGGGGCAAGCAGCTCGTCGAAGATCCCGCTACCGGTGACCTGGTCGCGGCGCGGCTCGGCAGCACGAGCCGGCTGAAGCGCATCTTCGACACGAATATGCGCGTCTCCTACGCAGCCGGGCACTGGGCGAGCTTTGAGCGCAACAAGACAGCACGGCCATATCTGCGTTACGTCGCGCTCCTCGACGATCGGACACGTCCGGCGCATCGCGCCAGGCACAATCTCGTGCTGCCCGTCGATCATCCTTATTGGGACATGTGGGCACCGCCATGCGGTTGGAACTGCCGCTGCACGCTGCAGAGCCTTTCACAGCGCGACATCGATCGTCTGCAGCGCCAAGGCGAAGCTCTGCAGTTTGAACCGCCGCAGGACACCTTCCGGAATTTCATCAACAAGCGCACCGGCGAGGTGATGCGCGTTCCCGATGGCATCGATCCAGGCTGGGCTTACAATCCCGGCCGCGCTGGCTATGAGGCGCGCGTCAACCAGGCTATTGCGGAAAAGATCGCCGACGCGCCGCCCGAGCTGGTGGACGCGGCAGTCCAGGAGCGAGTTGCGAGCAGCGCGTTCGCTCGGTTCATTCGAGATCCGCAAGGGAGCATGCCGGTCACGGCGATCGCGCCCGAGATCGCCGAGGCGCTGTCGCTCGATTCCCGCGTTGCACTCCTGTCGGCCGACACGATGGCGAAACAGATCGCGCGGCATCCCGAGCTGACGGTAGAGGACTATCGCTTGTTGCCGACGCTGTTTTCGGCGGCAACCGTCGCTGTCCAGGACGGACCCTTATCGATCGTATTTCTTCGCCTGGCGAACGGCCGCTGGCTGCATGCGGTGATCAAATCCACCAGGAGCCGGAAGGCGGCATTCCTGACCAGCTTCCGGTTTACGACGGAAGATAGAATTCCGGCGATCCTGTCGCGGCCGGGCGCGAGGATCATCTACGATCGAAGAGGGGAGTGACGTGCGCGGTAGGGCCTCGCTTGAACCCTACATGATGCTCCCATCCGGAGATGGTGCCACGGCCGCGAGAGTATCACCGTGTCACGCGCACAAGGTCTATATAGCACCTTGAAACCTATCCTTCAAATTTTGGCCGTAGACGCGTTCTCACCCCCTCAGACAGCCGGTTATGGCCGGCAGACCCTCAAAACGCGTCCACGGGCTTCAAATCGGCTTCAAATTTCGATCCCTTCCGGCATTGCCGATCGGATTGGCGCACGTTACCTTTAAACCATCCCCTTCAGCGTCCGATCCGACTTCCCTCCCACGTCCCAGGGAATTCTATGGGCTGTGGCCGACTGGCATTGTCGGACCATGCAAAACGCTCTCGCTCTTCTCGCAGCCTCTCTGCTGTCCGCTCACGTCGTCGATATTTCGGCCGCGACTGCTGACGGCATCTGGATCAAGCTTATTCCCGCCGGCACCTTCAGCGGTCGCGACGGTCGCGGTCCATACAAGGCCGGTGATGAGAAGAGCCTGCAGCGCATTGCCGAGATGACGCGGCGCTACCACGGCCAGACCGATATCCTCGTCGATTACGAGCACCAGAGCCTCAAGTCGCAGGAGAATGGCAAACCCGCGCCGGCTTCCGGCTGGATCAAACAGGTCCAGGCTCGCGCTGATGGCCTCTATGGCCGCGTCGAGTGGACGGCGGCCGCAGCTGCCGCGATCGGCGCCAAAGAGTACCGCTACCTCTCTCCGGTCTATTTCCACACCAAGGACGGCGAGGTCCTCGCGCTCCAGAACGTGGCGCTCACCAACTCGCCGAACCTCGACCTCGGTGAAGTCTCTGCACACTCGATTTTTTCCGCAGCCAACCAAACAGAGGTATCCATGAAACAGATACTCGCCGCCCTCGGCCTTGCCGATGGCGCCAGCGAGAACGATGTGCTCGTTGCCATCAACTCGCTGCTGACCAGCTCGACGGCAATTGCCGTTGCTGCCGGTCTGACGAAGGACGCAAAGTCCGAGGCAATCGCCACGGCCGTCCAGACCGCGATCGCCGATCGCAAGAAGATCGCGATCGCCGCCGGCCAGAAGGAAGACGCAACGACCGATCAGATCGCCGCGGCATTTCAATCGGCTCAGAGCGCCGGCACGGTCGATCCGACCAAGTATGTGCCGATCGCCCAGGTGCAGGCCATGCAGGCAGATCTCAACGAGCTGAAAGAGCGCAATGCAAACGACGACGCTGAAGCCGCCGTTGCTGAAGCGATCCGCAGCGGCAAGCTTGCGCCGGCGCTAAAGGATTGGGGCATCTCGATGCACAAGGCCGATCCGAAGAAGTTCGAGGAATTCGCCGGCAAGGCGCCCGTCCTCACCTCGGCGCAGCGGGCGAGCACGACGGCGCCCGCCACTGCCCAGACCAGCGAACTGGATGACGCCGACGTCGCCGTGATGCGGCAGATGGGTCTCAGCGCCGAGGACATGAAGAAGTCCAAGGCCAACCTGGAGGAAAGCCGTTGACCGCTCTCACAGCAGATCGCAACACGCCGCGCCGCGAGCGCACGACCAGGCATGTGCCGCTAGCCGCTGCCACCAAACTTTACGGTGGCGGCATGTCCGCCATCAACGCTGCCGGCAATCTTGTCCCGGTAACGGCGTCTGCCACGCTGAAGGGGGCAGGCCGGACCGCCAAGCAGGTGGACAATTCCACCGGTGCCGCCGGCGATCAAACTGGCGAGCAGGAGCTGGGCACGTTCCGCTGGAACAACTCCGCCTCCACCGACCAGATCACCCGCGCCGATATCGGATCCGACGCTTACGGCGTCGATGACCAGACCGTCGCAAAGACCAATGGCGGCGGCACCCGGTCCGTCGTCGGCAAGATCGCTGATGTCGATGACATCGGTGTCTGGGTCACTCACACCTAAGGGCTACCAACGATGGAAATCAATAACGCAACCCTTCGCGCGGCCGGCGTCGGCTTCAACGCCGCTTTTCAGCGCGGCCTCGGCGTCGCTCCGTCCCTTTACACGCGCGTGGCGACGGTGGTGAACTCGACAACGTCGAGCAATGAATATGGCTGGCTCGGCAAGGTGCCGCGCTTCCGCGAATGGATTGGCGATCGCGTCATCAATGCGATCTCGAAGAGCGGCTATACGCTCAAGAACAAGCCCTACGAAAACACCATCGCCGTCGATCGCGACGACTTCGAGGACGACAACCTCGGCATCTACGGCCCATTGTTCGAAGAACTTGGCAGCTCTGCCAACACCTTCCCGGACGAGTTGACTTTCGCCGGGATGAAGCTCGGCTTTACGTCCGCTTGCTATGACGGGCAATATTTCTTCGATGTCGATCACCCGGTTCTGGACGAGAAGGGCAACGTCACCTCGGTCGCCAATACTGACGGCGGCAACGGTGCGCCCTGGTTCCTGATGGACGTCTCCCGGCCGCTGAAGCCGATGATCTACCAGAACCGCAAACCGTTCACGAACCTGGTCCGGAAGGACAAGGAAGACGATGACAATGTCTTCTTCCGCAAGGAATTCGTCTACGGCGTCGATGGCCGCTGCCAGGTTGGCTTCGGTTTCTGGCAACAGGCCTGGGGCTCAAAGCAGACGCTCGACGTGGCGCACTATGAGCTGGCCCGCTCTTCGATCATCGGCATGAAGGGCGATTTCGGCCGCCCGCTCGGCCTCAATCCGAACCTGCTCGTCGTCGGCCCCACGCTTGAAGGTGCGGCAAAGCGCATCGTCCAAAGCGTCCTGGTCAACGGTGGCGAAAGCAACCCCTGGGCAGGCACTGCCGAAGTCCTCGTCGTTCCCTGGCTGGCATAGCGGACCTGTCGGCCAGCTTCCGCCCGGCATCCCGCCGGGCGGGAATTTCGAAGGGGATCGATAGCGATCCTCTCCGCAACTCCCGAAGGACACTAAAATGACCAATCAAGCTTCTAAGGCGAGATCACATTCCAGGGCTCCGACCAATGCACCGGCACCGATCTCCACATCGGACGCGGCTGTTCATTCGGAGCCTAACACTGCTGACGCCGGCGGCGTCGCAGTGTCCCCGCCGGGTACGAGCGAGCCCGGCGGGACCAATTCCATCGATACCAGCGAGAGCAGTGCGACCGCAAAAGTCGGGGCTGGCGATACTGCCAGCCCCGCCTGGGCGGAGCTGTCGAAGGACGATTTCAAGTCGGCCTATCCGCTCACCTTCGCGTTTCTGTCCGATGTCGATGCCGATCTTGCCAGCTCCGCCTCGAGCTTGCGCGTTAAGTCGAAGGTTGCCGGCTTCCGGCGCGGCGGATTGGCGCATTCGGCCACCGGCACTGATTTTGATCCAGGTGAGCTTACGCCTGACCAGATCGAAGCCTTCCTCGCCGAACCCATGCTGACGGTCGAGATCGTCTAATGCCCTACGCTTCCCAACAGGACTTGGTCGATCGCTTCGGCGAGCAGGAGCTGGTGCAGCTGACCGATAAGGTCAACCGGCCGGCCTCGACGATCGACCCGACGCCGATCGCGCGCGCTCTCACCGACGCGAGCGCGCTGATCGACAGCTATGTCGGGAAGCTCTATCGCCTGCCGATCTCAGCGGTGCCCGCCATCCTGGTCAAGTATGCCTGCGACATCGCTCGCTACTATCTGCACGGCAAAGCCGCCGAGAAGGAAGACGCCATCACGCGTGCCTTCAATGAGGCTCAAGCCTGGCTTGAAAACGTCTCGAAGGGGTTGGTCACCCTTGACGCCGAAGGCGTGCCCACGCCCCAGACTGGCGGCGGCTCCGTCCGAGCCGTAGCGGCAAACCGCGTTTTCACGCGCGACAGCCTGAGGCACCTCTGATGGCGATCGCACCAATTATCCTGGATGATACGGCCTCGGCCGCAGTCGACGACATTGTTTTGCGGGCCACGCATCCTGGGAGGCTGATGTCGTCCATCGCGGCATATTTGCTTGCCAGCACGCAGAGGCGCTTCGAGACGGAAAGCGGCCCTGATGGCTCACGGTGGAAGCCGCTATCTCGCCGCACACAGAACCGACTGGTTGCTCGCGGCCGCAAGCGCGGCGCCGTGAACATCCTGCGCGTCACGACGGCGCTCTATCGCAGCATCAGCGAGCGGTCCGACGAATTGTCAGCGGAGGTCGGGACCAATCTCGTCTACGCGGCCGTCCACCAGCTCGGCGGAGAAATCCAGCAATTCGCCCGCAGCCAGCGCACCACGCTGAAGAAAGTTCGCGGCGGCCGGCAGCGCTTCGTCAAAGCCGGGACCAAGGGCGGTGTCGCCCGCAATATCACCATCGGCGAGCACACAATCACCATTCCCGCTCGGCCGTATCTTGGATTTTCGAGCGAGGACGTCAGCGAGATCCTTCAGATCGGCCAGGACTATCTTGAGGAGCAGTCCCAGTGATCAGAAGTATCGTCGCTCGACTTCTTGAACCCGGAACGCCGTTCGCCATCGCGGGCGGCGCCGGCAGCCTCGCGGCCGTCAAAGACCGGCCTCTGCAGGTTCCCGCCGTCTATGTCTACATCGCATCCGAACGGTCTGCGGCCAACGACCGGATCACCGGCATCCTGCAGCGCAGCGGGATCGATGTCAGCGTTGTCATCATCACCGAGAACCTGTCCGGCACCGACGATTTCGAGGCGGCGGAAGATATCGAAAACCTCAAAGCTTACGTGCGTCGCAAGCTCATCGGCTTCGTGGCGGATGGCCTGGACGATCCGCTGGAGCATGTCACCGGCGAGCTTCAACAGGCGATCAGCGGCACGATCTGGTTCGAGGACGTCTACAGCTCAGCTCGTTACCTGGAGGAACAGGACTGATGGAAAAGCATGAAGGAAAAGGCGGTTCTTACATCCGCCAGGCGGATGGCTCGCTGAAACTCAGCCAGCGCACGGACCATCCAGACACGGTCTATCCGGTACCGGCCGAGACTACCGAAGAGGCACCGGCAACGCAGCCCGAGGGTGCCGGCAAGGGCAAGGGAAGCAAGTAAATGGCGAAGCGTTTTTTTCGAAACCGTGCGCTCCTGGTGAAGCCGGAAACGGTCTACGGCACTGATGCCGTCCCAACCGGTGCCGCCAATGCCATCCAGGCCACCAACGTCAACTTCTCGCCCTCGGTCGGCAGTGAAGTTTCCCGCGATCTGGTGCTTCCCTACATGGGCCATCAGGGCGTCATCCTGACCACGACCTACGCGACGATCGCCTTCGATGTCGAAATTGCCGGCTCTGGCGCGGCTGGAACCGCGCCCGCCTATGGCCCGCTTCTTCGCGGCTGCGCCATGGCGGAAGTCGTCACGGCCGGTACCGACGTTCAGTACAAGCCGATCTCGTCGGCCCAGGAGTCGGTCAGCATCTATTTCAACGTCGACGGCGTGAACCATATCCTGCTCGGCGCGCGCGGCACGGTGCAGTTCGGTTTCAGCCCGGCGCAGATCCCGCGCCTGCAGTTCACGATGACGGGTCTGCTCGGCACGATCGCCGACGCTGCAATTCCGGCGCCGCTGACGTTGACCGCGTTCAAGAAACCTCTGCCGGTCAACAAGGCCAATTCGACCCTGACGCTGTTTGGGCTCACCGGTGCTTGCGAAGGCGTGACGTTCGACCTGGCGAACCAAATCGAGCCGCGTTTCCTGATTGGCTCGGAAAGCATCGAACACGTCGATCGCCTGATGACCGGTTCGGCAACGATGGAAGCCGTGCTGCTCGCGACGAAGGACTGGTTCACGATCTCCCGGACCCATCAGACCGGAGCGTTGGCGCTTCAACATGGCACGGTCGCCGGCAACATCTTCAAGTTCGACGCGCCGGCTGTCCAGATCGGCCGCCCGACCTATGGCGAGAGCCAGAAGATCGTCAACAACACCCTTCCGCTGATGTTCACGCCGCCCAGCGGCAACGACGAGTTCACCATCACCGTGAAGTAACCGAGGCAGCTTCAAAGGCTGTTTGAAGAGGGCACATGTTTAAGCTTGTTCAAAATCTGACTGTCTGGTGGCCGGTGAAGGTGATCGAGCCCGATCCGGAAAAGCCGGGCTCCTTTGTCGAGCACAGTTTCGAGGTCGAGCTCGAAATTCTCGATCGAGACTATTCCAAGAACCGCGACGCGATGCGTGTGGAGCTGCTCAAGCAGGCCGAGGCAGATCCAAGCGAGGAGAACCTCAAGCGCGTCCAGGGTGAGCTGGATGCATTCGATACCGCATCGTTTACCCGCGTCGTCAAGAACTGGCGCGGCGTGGTCGACGCGAAGGACGAAATCATTCCCTTCAGCAACGAGTCGTTCGCGGCAGCTCTGAAGCTTGAGCGTATCCGTGTCGCTCTCAACCGCGCCTATCAGGACGCGATCGACCAGGACAAGGCTCGCCTGGGAAACTGAGACAGGCGGCCGAGGCTTGGGCAAATCAGCGCCTCGGCCGCTCAGATCGCACGAAGGCCACGCCGATCGCCGACGAGACCGCCGCCCAGTTCAAGGAATGGGGCGTCGCGTTTAAGGCCGAAACTACCGAAACCGAAGATGAATTCATGTCGATCGCGTCTGCAAACTGGCCTTCGCTGATGGCGTTCCTTGCCTGCGACACACAGTGGCGTGTCGTCGGCTCGATGGTCGGCTTCATGTGGATCGGGCTTGACTGGGCAGGATGCACCGCTCGGCTCGCTCACCGGCCTTCGAGCGAAGCGATCTTCGCTGACATGGCCATCATGGAGGATGCGGCCCTCGCAATCCTCAACGGGGGAGTGGACTGATGTCGCAACCGTACAAGCTCGCGATCGGCGTCACCATCGACCCTGCCGGAGCCAAGGCCGGCGGCGCTGCCGCTCAATCGGCCGTCGCCGCGATCGGTACCGAGGCTCAATCGACCGCAACCAAGTTGCAGCAACTCATCAACGCGTCGGTCGGCCTGAACACCGGTGCGGCTAACCAGAATGTACGAGAGTGGACCGGCGCGCTCGCTGCCCAGGGGAGAGCAGTCGATGATCTGCGCGCGAAATACAATCCGCTCTTCGCCGTGATCCGGGAATACAAGTCCAGCCTGACCGAAATCCGGACACTGCATGCCCAGGGCGTGCTTTCCAGCAATGAGATGGTCGCTGCCATCGGCCGCGAGCGCCAGGCCACGCTCGCCTCGATCGACGCGATCAAGGGCAGGAACCGTGAGCTTGATCATCGTCCGTCGCCCGCGAACCAGAACTTCGCGGCGACCAACGTTGCCTATCAGCTGCAGGACATCATCACGACTGCGCCCTTCTTGAGCGCTGGGACAGTCGGTCTTCAGCAGGGACCGCAGTTGGCCTCGAATTTCGCGGGGCAGTCCTTAAAGCAGGTTGGAACAACACTTGCGGCAGCTGCCACACAGATCCTTTCTCCTGTTTCCCTGATCGCTATCGGCTTCACTACGGCGACGGCTGCAGCAATCCAGTTCGGCACGACCGCGTTCGGAAGCGTCAACAAGCTTGAAGACGCTCTGGAGAAACACGAAGCGGTCATGAAGCGCATCCGCCAGCTTTATGACGACGCCGGAAAGTCTTCGCAGCAGTACGGGCAGCGGACGCAGACGGCGATCGAGTTTGCGACTAACCAGGATCGGGCAGACCTTCAGAAGGCGCTGGCGGCAAGCCTGAAACAGTTTTCCATCGATGCGACGCCGAAGGTGGACACGTCGCAGTTCTTCCTTGGTCTGGATGTCGAGGCGCTGACCAAGCAGATGAACGAGGGGCGCTTTAATGCCTTCACTGACCAGGTCTCTGATTTTGTCAGCCAGGCTCGCGATGGGAAGGGCGATGTGCTCGCCTTTTATGAGCAAGTCCAGAAGGTCGCAAACGCCAACCCAGCGAATGAAAAACTTCAGGCTGCTGCGAAGCTGCTTGAAGATCTGACGAAGAATGCCAGAGCTGCGGCCGAGGCCATTGGGGAACTGGAACGAGAGCAGGGAAAGCTTTCGCTTAATACGACCCGCACGCAGGCGGCTGAAAATGCGCGTAAGTACCAGGCCGCAAATACCGAGAGCCAGTTCTATCTGCGCCGCCAGCAAGAAGCGGCACTGGCGGGCATTGATGCGCGATCCCCCGATGAGATAGCGGCCTCGACGCGCAAGCGGCTGGAGGCAGAGCCCGTTGATCCTAGCCGCGAGGATGTGTTCCGGCGTGCAATTTTGACCCCCTTGGCGGGGTAA